AAGTGCATCGAGCGCCTCGGGGCTGACAGGGATGATATTGCCGTCGACATCGCCGACACCCTCCCAATCAAGGGCAGCGTTTCGGGCCAGCGCCTTGGCGAAGGCCAGCGCGCTGACCTCATCGGGCGCATCTTCCGGCAGAGCCTGCACCGTCGGATCATTACGGGCTGCCACCATCATCGCGGTGGTCAGCGGGCCAAGCAGGACACGGACACCATGGCCAAGGTCGAGCCAAGCCGGTTTGTTTGAAAGGTCAAGTTTTAGCATATCAGTAACTCGCAATCGTGTTTTTGAGGACAACGGTGCACATCTGCCCCGCGGTGGAATCGTAAGCCGCCTGCCAGTCAAAGCTGACCTGAATGCCTTGTGGTCCTTGGATTTCGGCACGCGGCCTCGGCAAATAAACCGCGTGGGCCGTGATCGTCAGGCTGACATTGGCGGAGATGGTGTAGGAGAACTCGAGCGCCGATGCGGTCCCATTCAGCGCCTGATCCATCAGCGTCGTATCAGCGAACCGTACGTCGATCTTGCCTGTGAGTGCCGCAATTGAGGGGTCAGCCCCGTCGATGCGTCCGTCCGCGCGTATGGTCTCGATCTTGTCAAGATTGTTGGCGTAGGTGATATCCGCCGAAACGATATTGCCAAGCGCCACACCGCCACGTTTGATCGCGCCGTTGAAATGGCCGAAACGTTGCAATGCGTAGGCCGTGGGCGTCCCCGCCGCCGTGGTCGTGACCACATTCTCGCCCTGGGCAATCAGCTTTGCATCCGCCGTCAACAGCCCCGAGCGCTGCATCTGCCACGAAAGCTGATCCAGAACGCAGCCGGTATACATGGCAAAACGGGGGATTTCCGGCATGCCAACCTCGATTGCCATACTCGGCAATGACCAGTTGCCGGATTTGAACGTGTGCGTCTTGCTGGTCGTCCCCGTGGTGGTGGGCGCGCCAAACGCGGCCTTCAGCCAGAAGCCAAACGCTTCAGCATCAATCGGCAGCTTGATGTCGCCATCCGCCGTCACCGCGTCCTTAATCGGGGCTAGTGGATCACGACCATAACCCAGCAGTTCAGAGGACAGCAAAGGTTGCTCCGCTCCCAACGAGGCGCTGGCAAACGGTATTTTCATAAACCCGCTTGCCGGGGCGGTGCCATAGGTTGTTTCAAACGCAGCCGCAAGTTGCGACCGCGCGCCTTGTGCGCGTGCCATGATGATTGTCCTTTCGGTATTATTTTATCAGGTCAGGGGATCTGTGGTCGTGTAGATCAGCGTGATGTCGATGATGGCCGCTTTCAGAGCTTCGCCACCATCGATGGGTAGATCAACTGGCTTTGGCGCGGATGCCTCAACCCAGTCGCAAAGGCCGCTGAGGGTCCGGTTGGCCGCAATGACCACACCAATGTTTTGTACGAGGGTGTCAAATGCCGCCGCCCGTATGGCTGAGGTTTTGCCCTGCACGATCACCTCGAGTCCGGCCTTGTGCTCATAGGCATAGCTGAGCGGCGAGAGCATAACCTCGGGCGCGCCTGGATCGCCATCGCGCAGGATTATGAGGCCACCAGCAGGGACCCGCTCGGGCTCGACATCATCACGCAGGACGGTAGCACCCAGCACATTGGTGAGCGCCGTAAACAGGGCTGCCAGAATGGATTCGCGTGTGGTCACCTCAGTCTCTCCATTTTTCGACAATCAGGCCCGGCACGCGGCTGGCGATCCGCTCTGCATCCCGCGTCAGATCCAGCCGCTTGCGCAGCGTAACCTGCGGCACCAGAATAAAGATCGGCGCACTGACCTGATTGCGGCCTGTTTTTGCGCGAGAGGCCACGGCGGTTCCCCGCGCATTGATCCGCGCCTTTTCTGCCACCAGCAGGCTGGGGGCGTTGCGGCGATAGATGAACCTGAGCCGCATCCCGCGGCGTTGTTCCCATTCGCCAGGCGTCAACCTCGCGCCACCACGACCCTTGCCGGCGGCCTCGGTGGGGATAGCCAGATAAAATCCGTTTTTCGAGCGGATCATTACGCCCCGATCATGGGCGTTGAGGATTTTCGGCGCGTTACTCCAAACGAATGCCGCCGCATCGATGCTGTCCTTGCCTTTGGGATAGGTCCGGTTTCTGATCGTGCGCGGCAGACGGTGACCAAGACCAGCACGAGTAATCTGCTCGCGCCACGCCTGTTTCAATTCCGACCCTGCGTCCTTCATAGCCGCCGACACAGCGTGCTCGCCCGCCTTGATCTCTTCCTTGAGCATTCCGACGAGGTCAGGATCAAAATCCATTTTTAATTTCATGCGGGCACCAGCTCGACAGTCCAGATCAAGTGGTCGCGATCACGTTTCGGCTCGCCCTGAACCGCATAGACAACACCATCAAGGGTGACTGCGTCTCCCGAAGTAAGCCCAAGGGCATCGCTGACGCGAATATCAACAACAAGGCTGTCGGACAGGATACGCGAGGCGCCATATTCGATGATTGTGTCGGGTGATTTGCTGACCACCTGTATGGGCGCAGACGAGCCGCCCTGCGGGGTCCATGTTGCAGGCTTGGCGATGATGGGATTGTTGAACAACGCCCCCATCATCGCCGCAAATCCTGCCATCAGACGACGCCGTTAAGGCGAACGCGGCCGACGGTTTCGCCCGCCGTATTGCCAACAGCCAGCGCTGCCGCCCCGATCAGGGTATTGCCCGTCGCGGTCGTGGTGCAAACGCTGTTTGCATTGTCCCAATATACCTTGGCGCCAACGCTCCAGGCTTGTGATGCAGCCTTTGGAAGGTCGAACACGCCCTCCAGCATTATCACCCCTGCAACACCGTTTGCGATGTCGCCAGTCGCCACGCCAAACAGAGAGCCGGTAAGAACACCCTGGCCAGATGTCAAAGCAGCGGCGGCCGTGATCGTTAGCCGATCGCCATCAGATACGAAGTTTTTCATAATTATCTCCTGATTTTGATTGGAGGGGCCCGGTCAGGCCCCTCTAGTTAGAGGGTGAGCAGATCAAATGCCGGCGTTTTTGTAGAGACCGCGCCAGTCGATGGCCTTGGCGGCAAAATCATGGCGCGCCTTGATCTGCACCCCGTCAACGTCAAAGCCGGTCTTGGTCTCGGTATAGACACCCTCCTGCCCGTCGAGATATGCGAACTCGATCGTGTCAATGCGGGCAGGGTCGGCGGCCATAAACCACGGATCGGGACCAGTCGCCGGAATAAGCCGTGGTTCTTCGATCACCTGCAACCGGCCTGAAAAGGGGTTTACGTCAGCCGCTGACACGGGTGTGGTTGCAGTGATCTGCTTGCGCGCTTCAATCGAACGGGCGCCGGGCGGGGTGATAATATAGCGCGGCAAGATCGAGATTGGCCGCCCTTCAAGCCCTTTCTGCGAGCCAAACATGCGATAGGACTGTCCAAGAGCCGTTTCGGTCACAGCAGCAGCTGTGCCCAGATTACCGTGGGCCGCGACGAACAGTGTCTTTCCATCTGCCATATTCGGGTTCCCCGAAAGGATGGCATAAACAATGTCGCTTTCCAGATCTGCCGCAGCGGCGCCGAAAGCCATTGGAAGACGGGTCAGTGCATTCAGGTCATCGTTGATAATCGCCTGGCGGGTGATCGCCACAATCCGGCCATAAGTGGCGAGGCTGTATGTTTCCTTGCCATCGCTTACAGCGCCGTAAGAATATTCCCCGGTTTCGAGGATTTTCTTCAGATCAGGTGCGCCGGCGATTTGCGTACGGTCAACCGATTTGAAATCGCTGATCGTCGCGCGTCGGGCCCAGGCCGTAAAAGTCCTCGGAGTAGATTGATACGCTTGGCGCAAGGTCTTGTTGGCGACATTAGCGAGAATAGCCGAAAAATCGGTCGTCGACATCATACCCGCGTCACGCGTTTGAAACGCGGCTGTCGCAAGTTCCATTTTCGACATCCCGCGCGTGCCAAGGCCGCCGCGTTCAAGTACCGACCGCGCCAGTTCCAGCAACGTAAAGCCCCGAAATTCGCGGGCCTCGGACGTCAATTCCACGCCCGCCGGATTTCCGCGATGCATAATTGCTGCCGAGGCCGCATCGCGATAGGCGATTTCCGTTTCGCCCGTGTCCCGCGCCCGCGCCGGAACCGAGGTGTTACCGTCAAACGGGTCAGCCGATGCGAGCTGGTCAAGGATTGTCGAGCGCGCCGCGTCCAGCGATACCCCGCGCGCAATCATGTCCGGCGCCATATCTTCCATGCCATGCGTGCGACACAGCGTAAGAATTTCAGATGCACGGCTGCGATCCGCTGCCACGGCTGCATCAGGCGATGCGGGCTCAGATGGTGCGGCACGTTGCATTGTGGGTGTCGGGGGAGCGGTAGGTTGAACAGCCGGCTCTGGCGCCCGTGTTTGCGCCTGTGCGGTGTTTTCCGCCTCTGTGGTTCGCACGGTGTTGGTATTTTCGCCG